GGAGTCACGCAGTCGAACGTGTCGCACTACGAGTGCGGGCGCCAGCAGATGCCGCCCGACGTGGCGCGCCGACTGATCGCGACGGCCAAGGAAATGGGCATCGACCTGAGCTTCGACGACATCTACGCCCCGGAAGCGCCCGCCGAGCGGGCGACCACCTGATTCGTTGAGTCTCATGGCCGCCATCATCAACGCGCAGAAAGCCATGACCGCGCTCGCGGCTCGCATGGAGCGCGCTGGACTGCTCAGGAGCGCCGCATGAAGCCCGGAACCACGGTGATCGTCAACGCCGGCAGGCACATGCTCAAGCACGGCGTCGTAGCGCGGGTACACGCGGATCGAGGTGCGCACGGGTTCGCCGAGGTGAATTTCATCGGCGCGAGCGGCTATCCGCTCAAGCGCAACGGTACCTCGACCGTGCCGCCGACCGATACCCCCCCCCGTTGACATGCTGCCGCTCCAGTACCTGAACGCGTTCGAGGCGACGACGAAGCCATGAAATACCGCGTGCTCTCCGGCCGCTACCGCGACCAGATCGTCACCATCGTCAGCAGGAACGGCAGCGCCGTGCAGGTCGCTACCGTGGGCGTGCCGGTCGCGGTGTTCTGGGCGCGGCGCAAGAACCTGGAGGCGGTGCCGGGATGATGCGCACCTGGTCGGCAAGGCAGATTGCGATGCTGCGCGAGCTGTACCCGCACATGTCGACGCGAGAGGTCGCCCGTCGCATCGGCCGACCGCTTGGCGCTACACGGTCGCGCGCGAAGGCACTCGGGCTGCGCAAGAGCGCCGAGTACCGCGCCAGCGGGGCGATCCGGCCCGAGCGCGAATACTGCTACACGCCCGAGCAAATGCTGGCGTGGCTCACCGAACATGTCCGGCTCGACGGCGAATGCCGGATATGGGCCGGGCGCAAGCGCCGCGGGCTACCCATCGTCCAGTGGCGGCACGACCGCTGGATGGCCCGTCGGCTGCTCTGGGTGCTCTCGGGGCGCGACCTACCGCACGGCCACATGGTTTTCGACACATGCGGCAATCACGCCTGCATGAACATCCGGCACCTGCGCGCCGGAACCCGCGACGAAATGTACAAGGTTGCGCCCCGCAGGCACGGCGCTGGCGCTGGTATCGCGCTGGCGATCGCCCTGGCGGATCGCGCCAGGATGGGCATCCGGGAGCGCGGCGCGGTGGCAAGTATGCTCGCGCAGGGCATGACGTACACCGAGATTGGCCGCCGATACGGCGTAACCGGCGGCGCGGTGTCGCAGGCAGTCGCGCGGTGGAACCGCATGGCAGGAATGGGCGCGCCGGCATGAGCGCCGTCGTCGACACACCGCCGCTCGATCGGCGCCAGGGGGCGCGGTGAACCCGTTCGAGACCGAGGTCGAAGCGTCCGCGTTCGTGCGGCAGTTCTTCGATCGCCGCGGCTGGCAGTACCGCGAGCAAGTGCGGGCCGGGGGCGGGCGGATCGACTTCATGCTGGTGGACGGCGAGCAGCCGGTGCTGGGCGTCGAGGTGAAGAAGGACGTGGACTCGGAGACGAGTGCATCGCGCCTCGCCGACTATCTGGAGCAGGCGGTCGGCTATTCACGGGCCCTTGATGTCCCGGTGGTGGTGGGTCCGGCCATGGTGGATCTGGGGCGCGGGTGGATGGGGTTCGAGCGCTTGCATCATGGGGGCAGGCGGCTGGACTCGCTCGCGGCGCTCACGATTTTCGGCGGACGGGTCAACGTGGGGCTGATCGCGTTCGACTCGTCCCGCCGGCACGCCCGCATGTGCATCGCGCTGCGCGGCCAGGTCATGTACGGGCTGTGCGAGGAGCGCGGGATCGACGAGATGCGCCGCGACGTGCTCATGGTCCGGTCGACGAACTCGCAGAAGGTCCGGGGATGATGACGGATCGACAGCCGGCGCCCGCACCGAACCGCGACGCAGTGGCAGCGTCACTCGCCATGCTCTGCCCGCTGGGCTCGCTCCTGGTCGTGCTGATCGACCCGGCCCGAACCGAGCACAACGTGGTCGGCCGCACCTACCACATGCCGGACGAATGCGAGACGGCCGCGGCCTGGGTGGTGGAGAGGAACGCGGCCGGCTGGAACGCCTACTGGACGCCGAACGAATCTCGGCCGATGACGGGCAAGTCGTCCAAGCGCGACATGATCCGGGCCCGGTTCCTCTGGGCGGACTGCGACCCGGCCGTGTTTCAGCACGGCGGATACGACGGGGCTCGCCAGTACCTGGTGGACAACGTGCTGCCCAGGCTGCGTGCAACGGCCTCGTTCGTCGTCGACTCCGGCCACGGGCTGCAAGCCTTCTGGATGCTCACGGACGGGCCGGACCTGACCGCAGTCCAGAGCCAGCAGGACTTCGAGTCGCTCAATCAACGTCTCGGCGCCCTGTACGGCTCGGTGGGAACGCACAACGTGGACCGGGTGATGCGGGTTCCAGGGACAGTGAATCACCCGAGCGCGTCGAAGATCTCCAAGGGGTATCCGGAGGAGCCGACGCTTGCGCGACTTATCGCCGCCGACGGCGTGGTGTACACGGTGGAGGAGATGCGCGGGTTTGTCGCCCGCGAGGAGCTCGCGGAGCGCTGGCGAGTCACGCTCGACGCACACCCGGCGATCGCCGCCCGCTTCAACGGCGACCGCTCCGGCCTCTCCGACACCAGCGGCAGCGCCATGGACCAGTCCATGGTGACCATGCTCGGGCTGGCCGGGTGGGCGCCGCAGGACATCCGGTGGGCGCTCGAGCACTGGCCGCATGGGTCGGCGTCCGGGCGGGCGCAGGGCGATCGTTATTGGCAGCGCATGTGGGAGAACGCCCAGAGGGCAAAGGCGAGGCCGGGACCGGACGTCGAAATCGACCTGGGCGGCACGCCGGCCCAGCCGGCCGCCCAGTCCGGTGCAGATTCCGGATACCCCCTGGCCTACGTCTGGTCGGACGACATCACGTCCGTGGAAGTGCTCGACGAGCTGGTCGAGGACACGATCACCCGCGGAGCGATGAGCGTGCTCTACGGGGAGTCGAACACGGGCAAATCATTCCTTGCGATGGACGTGGCCTGCGCCATCGCCCGGGGCAGCCCGTGGATGAACCGGCGCACCGAGCCGGGGTTGGTCGTGTACCTGGCGGCCGAGGGCAACCGGACCATTCGCAACCGCGTGCGCGCGTACGAGATCGGGCACGGCTCGAAAGTGGACCGGCTCATGATCGTGCTCACGCCGGTGAACCTGCTGAAGTCGGCTGCGAACGTGATGGCGGTCATCAGGCAAGTGCAGATGGCGGCCGACGAGCGCCAGCAGGCGGTGGAGCTGATCGTCGGCGACACGCTCAGCCGCCTGATGGCCGGCGGCAACGAGAACGCATCCGAGGACATGACGGGGCTGGTGGCGGCCGGCGACAAGATCCGAACCGCTACCGGCGCCCACTTCATGTGGGTGCATCACTGCGGCAAGGACGCGGCAAAGGGCGCGAGGGGCCACTCTAGCCTGAGAGCCGCGGTCGATACGGAAATCGAAATCCGGGAGGAACAAGGAACGCGGATCATCGAGTTCACGAAGCAACGTGACCTCAGCTCCAAGAACGAACTGCTCTCATTCACCCTCGAACAGGTGGTGCTCGGCTCCGGTAAGTGGGGCAAGCCTGTCACGTCGTGTGTGGTGCGGCCAGGGATCGACCCGTCCGAAATTATCGCTTCCGCCGGGGAGCGAATAACGCGGTACGAACGGGCGATCATGGACGCATTCGGGGGATCGAAAGAGCAGCCAGAGGCGGCGCTGCGCGACGCGCTGTACTCGAAAATGGACGGCCAGAGTCAGGGCGCCCGCCGCCAGGCGTGGCACCGCACGATCAAGTCCATGCAGGAAAAAGGGCTGATCGAGCAGACCGCGCGCGGCGTCTGGGGGGCGAAACCATGAGCGTTACGAAAGCGTTACGCAGCGTTATGCGTAACGAAAGCGTTACGCCGCATGGCCCCGGAGGGCGTTACGGAAGCGTTACGCGCTTCTTTAGAAGCGTAACGTTCGTAACGCTCGGCCATGTCACGGTGAGCGACGGAGGCCAACCGTGATCCACGAGACCAAGAACGGCCGCCGATTCGTCGAAATCGAGCCCGAGCCGTACATCCGCGTCGACGGGTCGAAAACGCATCTTCGGCGTTGGTTGGGCCGCTGCCGGAAGTGCGGCGCCGAATTCGTCGTCAAGACGCCGGCTAGTGTTGCGCCGGAACGCTCGAGCGCCTTTGGTCGCGTTCATTGCGACGCTCACAAAGGGCTGCCGGTCCACCTGAGAAAGCGAGCGATCCGATGATCGTCCTGCCCTGGCCGCCGCGCGAGCTCTCGCCGAACGCGCGCGTCCACTGGGCCGCCAAGAGCCGCGCCGCCAAGGCGTACCGCTCGGCCTGCTTCTGGCTCGCCAAGCGCGACGGCAAGCGACTCGAGCACGACGGCCGGGTGCACGTCCTGATCGAGTTCGTCCCGCCGGATCGCCGCAGCCGCGACCGCGACAACATGCTCGCGTCGATCAAGGCCGGGCTGGACGGTCTGGCCGAGGCGCTCGGGGTCAACGACTCGCGCTTCGACCTGACCATCCGCGTCGCCGACCAGATCGGCGGCATGGTCCGGGTGAGCGTTTCACATGAAACCGAACCGAAGGAGGACGCGTGGGCGTGATCGCCGACTGGATCGACCACGAACTGCGCAACTGGGCCCGCAAATGAAGCGGGAACTGACGGCGGAACAATTGCGCACGGCGCTCGATTACGAGCCCGACATCGGAACTTTCCGATGGAGGGAGACCTATACAAATAGCGTGAAGGTTGGCGATGTCGCTGGATCCTTACATAGCAAGGGCTATGTGCATATCTGGATTCGAAATGCACCGCACTATGCGCATCGGTTGGCGTGGCTTTACGTGTATGGCGAATGGCCGACAGGCATGCTTGATCACATCAATGGGGACAAGGCAGACAACCGCATTTCAAATCTGCGCCTCGCCACCCCGACTCTGAACCAGCAGAACATGCGCAAGGCCAGCAAGTTGTCTGGCACCGGATTGCTCGGCGCGCAAGTCTGTCGGTTCACCGGCCTATATCGCGCCCGCATCCGAGTGGATGGAAGGTCTGTGGAAATTGGCCGGTTCCGCACTGCGATCGAAGCGCACGAAGCTTATGTGGCGACAAAGAGGCGTCTGCACGAAGGCTGCACGATATGACGCTCATACCCGATTGGATCGACGCTGAGCTGCGGAACTGGAGCGCTTGGTGCAATTCAGGCGCATGGCCGCATCCGCTGCCGCCGGATCATTGCGCATCGATCGAACATCGGTACGTCGCACCGAGCGATCTAGGCGCGGAAGTGGACGCCGACGAAGTCGCTCGCCGCATCCCGATCGTGCGCGAGCGCGCCGAGATCGTCCATCGGGTCTACCGCGAGCAGTTGACCGACCGCGAGCGCCGGGTTCTCGTCGTGCGCTACGTCCACAGGACGCCGGCCGATCGGGTTCCGCACAGGACGCGCCTGCCGGCAAACGTGGTGGCCGAGGCGACGATTGCCGCGGCGCGCTTGGTGGGCGAGGCGTTCAGGGAGGGGTATGAGCGGCACAGTGCATAACGCATCGACCTTAAGAAAGGCTCACATGATCTGTGTATTGAGATCCGCTGGCATGACGTGGGACGAAATTGGGAACAGGATGGACTTGTCGACTGCGCGGTGCATGCAAATCCATAGGCAGGTCGTACCACTTGCAATTCAGGTCGTTATCGCTGCGGGGTATAACGTCGAAAGGGGGATTGAATGTCAAAGATGAGCGTTGATGGTGCGATTCAGCGAATAAAGGGTGCGCCAACTGATTCGCCGATTATGGTGCTTAGAATCGACGGCAGCGACTTGGTTGACGCAGTGTTTGCGTCTACGGTCGTGTCGAAGGCGATGATCGACGCTTTTGATGATCGGATCATTGGAGTGTTCGATCAGACGATGGATATGGGAGCCATCAGGTCCGCGCTTGAGGCGGCTACCGTAGACTGATGAGGTACGCTGCCGAAGTGATCGAACTGTTGGCAGCGTTTCCCGGCCGCGAGTGGAAGATGATTGAGATCGTCAACCACGTCGCACGCGGACGGCCGAGCAATAAGCAAGAGCGCAACCGCTACCGCGAGGGTATCCGGCTGGTGCTACTCACTCTCATCGACTGCGGAGTGGTCATGCGCAAGCCGGCACGACCAGGCGGCACGCCGCTGTACATCTGGCGCGAAAGTGCCAAACGCGACGGGTCGAAAGTGATGGACAAACTGCCATAATCTGCCCGGGTCAGTGTCTCTACTGATCCAGTCTCCTCCTTGTCGGTAGTGCTTGCAGCCCGGCCGGTCACTCGATCCGCCGGGCTTTCTTTCGACCATGCCTGACGACCTAGCCACCCGACTCGACGCGCTCATTGCGACGCAGACGGCGCTGACCGGTGCGCTAACCGAGCTGGCCCACTCGCTCGGCCTGCTCGCCCAGGCGATAGCCGCCGACGATGAGGCGGACGAGGCGGGCCTGCCGGCGACGCTGGACGGGTGATGCCGGCGCGCGCGCCGATGCACAAGCCGCGGCGCCTCGAGGTGCGACGGCACGGCCCGGATCTCTCGAAGCCGTGGGCAAAGAGCGTTCCGCAGGTGCGGCTGTCCGGTCGAGCACTGCAGCGTGCACGGGCCGAGCTGTTCGCCCGCGAGCCGCTATGCGCGGAATGCAGGCGAGCGACGCCGCCCCGGGTCACGCTGGCAGTCTGGCGAGACCACATCGTGCCAGTGGCCGAGGGCGGCAGCGACGATGACTCGAACATCCAGGGCCTGTGCGACGACTGCCACCGCGCGAAGACGGCGCGTGAGTCTGCGCGCGGGTTGAAGCGTAGCCGGTAGGGGGGTCTGAATCTCTGGCGCTTGAGGCAGGGAAGCCGGGCGCGCAGTCGTTTTTTCGCACCGTCGATTTTGGGATACGAAAATGAGAGGACGGAAGCCCAAGGCGCCGGCCCTCAAGGTCATCTCCGGGACAGCCCGGCCGGACCGCGAGGCGCCGGACGCGCCGCAGTTCGAGCAGGTCACGCAGTTCCCGGACCCGCCGCAGCACCTGAACCCGGATGGCGCGGGCATGTGGGCAGAGCTCGGCCCGCAACTCGTGGCGGCGCGCGTGCTGCAGACGGTTGATCTGTACGCGCTCGAGCAGCTTTGCTACGCCTGGCAGCGGTTTCGGGCGAAGGCGAAGGCCGGCATGGACATCACCGCGGCCGAGGACACCGCGTTGAAGGCGTTGTTCTCCGAGTTCGGGATGACGAATGCGAGCCGGCGGCGCGTGACGGCCGGGCCCGAGGCGCTCAAGGGCAACAAGTTCGCGGCGAACGGCAAGCGTGACGCGTGACTACGTCGCGATCGCGACCGGGTACGCACGCGCGGCGGTCGCGGACAAGCGGGGCAAGCGATTCGGTCGGCTGCTGCGGCTGGGTGCGCAGCGGTTTCTCGACGACCTGAAGCGAGCGAAGAAGAGGGGGTCGCCGTTCAAGTTCGACGCGTGGCACGCGGCCGACGTATGCGACTTCATCGAGAAGCTGCCGCACGTCGAGGGGAAGTGGGAGACGCCCGAGATCGTGCTACATCCGTCACACGTATTCTTCCTGGTGAACCTGTTCGGGTTCAGGAAGCCGGACGGGTCGCGGCGGTTTACGTCGGCGTTGTTCGCGGTCGCGCGGAAGAACGCGAAGTCGACGCTTGCCGCGGCGATCCTGCTGTACTGCGAGTGCTGCGAGCGCGAAGAGGGCGCGCAGGTCATCAGTGCGGCGACCACGTTCCCGCAGGCGTCGATCATCTTCGGCGTCGCCAAGCGGATGGTCGAGAAGACGCCGGACCTGCGCGACGCGTTCGGGCTGGAGGTGTTCGCCAAGTCGATCGCGCGGGTCGAAACCGGGGCGAGTTTCAAGCCGATCCACGCAAAGGCTTCGACGCAGGACGGGTTGAACCCATCGCATGTGGGTCTGGACGAGATCCACGCGCACAAGACGCCGGACCTGCTGAACGTACTGACGTCGGCGGCCGGTGCGCGGGCCAATCCGCTGTGGCTGTACACGACGACCGAGGGGTACACGAACCCCGGGCCGTGGGGCGAGATTCGGCAGTTCGCGAAGCAGCTGCTCGAGGGCGTGTTCGGTGAGACGGCCGACCACTTCCTGGCGGTGTTCTTCGCGGTCGACGACGGAGACGGCGACTTCGACGAGTCGGCGTGGCTGAAGGCCAACCCGCTTGCGGACGCGAACCCGCACCTGCTGGCGGCTATCCGCAAGGAAGCGGTCGAGGCGAAGGCGATGCCGTCGAAGCTCGCCGAGTTCCAGATCAAGCGGCTGAACCGGCCGGCGGCTGCGGCGAATGGCTTCATCCTGTTGCCGAAGTGGCGGGCGTGCGACGGGCCCGTCGACCTCGACGCATTGCGTGGGGCGCCGTGCTGGGGTGGGCTGGATCTGGCCAGCACGCGCGACCTGACGGCGTTCCGCCTGGTGTGGAAGGTCGGAGACCGGCTCCTGACATGGGGCCGACGCTGGGTGCCGGCGGCGGCGGTTGCGCAGCGTACCGAGCGCGGCACGGTGCCGTATGCGGGCTGGGTGGCCGCAGGGTTCCTCGAGCAGACGGATGGCGAGGTGACGGATTACGCCGCCATCGAGGCTGCGGTGCTCGAGGCGTGCGAGCGGTTCGACGTGCAGTTGATCGCATTCGACGCGTGGAACGCGACGGATCTGGTGAGTCGCTTGCTCGAAAACGACGCCCCGATGATCGAGTTCGTCCAGGGACCGAAGAGCTATCACCCGGCGATGCAGGCGCTCGAGCGCGCGTACATGGCCGGCAACCTCTCGCACGGTGGTGACCCTGTGCTCGGCTGGTGTGCATCGAACCTTGTTGCGAGGCGTGACGCGAACATGAACATGGCACCGGACAAGAAGCGTAGCGCGGACAAGATCGACGACATGGCGGCGTTGCTGATGGCGATCGGGGTGTCGATGGGCGAGCAGAACGATGCCGTCGTGATCGAACAGGGCTTCGTGGTGATCTGATGCTGCGCGCATTCTTCAATCGGGCCAAGCCGGCGCGCGTCGAGCCGAGCGTTTCGGCCGAGTACGTCGACGTGCCGTCGTCGGACGCGGTGAAGATGGGCGAGTTCTTCGCTCTGCCGAAGACCGACTCGGGCGCGGTGGTCAACGAGTCCACGGCGATGCGTGTGTCTGCCGTATACCGGTGCGTGGGGCTCATCGCGGGCGCGGTGGCGACGCTGCCGTGCACGTTCTACCGGAGGACAGCGGACGGCCGCGAGCGCGCCAATCACGACTACTGGTGGCTGTTCAACGAGGCGCCGAACCTACGCTTCACCGCCGCGGCATTCTGGGAATTCTCTGTCGGGCAGATGCTGCTGCGCGGAGATGGGATCGCGTACATGGTGCGCCGGGATCGCTACTCGCCGACGATTGACGCGGTCATCCCAGTCCACCGGGACAAGGTGACGATTCTGCGAGTCGGCGATCAGCTCTCGTACACGATCACCGACACGCTGGCCGACGGGTCGATTGGGCAGTTCACGGCACACCAGGATGACGTGCTGCACTTCCCCGGCCTCGGGTTCGACGGGGTGTCGAGCAAGTCGGTCATCGGTTGGGCGGCCCGCCAGTCGATCGGCATCGCGATCAAGGCCGATGAGCACACCGCCCAGGTGTTCGGGAATGGCGCGCATCTGCAGTGGGCCGTGAAGGCTCCGGGCAAGATGTCCGCGGAGCAGAAAGACGCCTTCCGCGAGGCATGGATCGCCAAATACAGCGGCGCCGGGGTCTCGCGCGCGCCGCTGGTGCTGACCGAGGGGCTGGACATCACGCAACTGTCGATGAACGCCGTTGATGCGCAGCTGCTCGAGTCCCGGCGCTTCCAGGTTGTCGATATCGCGCGGGCGTTTGGCGTGCCGCCTCACATGATCGGCGAGACGACCGCAGCGACCAGCTGGGGGTCGGGCATCGAGCAGATGTCGATCGGCTTCGTGAAGTACACCCTGCAGCCTCACCTGGCGCGGATCGAGCAGGAGATGAACCGCAAGCTGTTTCCGCGATCCTCGCGCTACTTCGTCGAATTCAACGTCGACGGCCAGCTCTCGGGGGACTCGAAGACGCAGGCCGAGTATTTCGGCAAGGCTCTAGGAGGTCCGGGTTCGCAGGGCTGGATGACGGTCAACGAAGTCAGGCGCCTGAAGAACCTTCCGCCAATTGCAGGCGGCGACGAGCTCGTCCGCAGCTCCACTGGAGATCCCAATGCACCCAATGCAGAACCGCCTCAGCCGGCTGCTGGCGCTCAATCGTAGCGCGCCACGCGCCTACAGGATCGACGCTGCGGAGGACTCGGCGACGATCTATCTGTACGACGTCATCGGTTACGACTGGTGGACCGGCGGCGGCGTGACGGCGAAGCAGTTCGCGCGCGATCTACAGGCGATCAAGGCCGACACGATCCACCTGCGGGTGAATTCCCCGGGCGGAGACGTCTTCGAGGGCCGCGCGATGGTCTCGGCCCTGCAGTCGGTGCAGGCGAAGGTGATCGCGCATATCGACGGCCTGGCGGCCTCTGCGGCGTCGTTTCTGGTCATGCACGCGTCGGAGATCGAGATGACCGACGGCGCCTTCATGATGATCCACAACGGCTGGACGATCGCCCTCGGTGACCGGCACGCCATGCTCGAGACGGCGGCGCTGCTCGAGAAGATCGACGCCGCGATCGTCGACGACTACCTCAAGCGCGCCAACCTCGATCGGGAAACGCTCGCGGCGTGGATGGACGCCGAGACGTGGCTGACCGCTTCCGAGGCGGTCGACAACGGATTCGCCGACAGGATCGCGCAGGCGGTCGACGGCGCGTCTGCGCGCGCATGGAACCTCGCGGCCTACGATCACGCGCCGGCCGCGCTCACCGAATCCGACCACGAGGCCGAGCACGCGCATCGTTTGCGCCGCCTGGCGGTGGTCGAAAGTTCTCACGCGTAGGAATCGCTCCCGCGCGAGATGCCTGCCGCCTTCGGGCGGCTTTCTTTTTCCAAGGAAGGAACCTATGGAATCGATCCAAGCCCTGCGGGAGCGCCGTGCCGCGCTGGCGAAAGAGACCCGCAACATCCTCGACCAGAACCCGGGCGCGACCTGGAACGACGAGCACCAGAAGAAGTACGACGCGAACATGGAAGAGATCGGCCGCATCGAGGCCGAGATCGACCGGACGCAGCGCGTGCTGGCGCTCGACGCCGAGCGCCGCGTCGAGGACGCGATCAAGCAGGCGAACAAGGAGTCCGGCGTCGACGAGAAGTCGGTGCTCTCGGCGTGGGCTCGCGGCGGTTTCGAGGCGCTGTCGGCCGACCAGCGCCAGGCGTACCGGATCGCGAACACGATGTCGACGACGACCGGCTCCGAGGGCGGCTACACCGTCCAGACGGACGTCGCCAAGCAACTGCAGGACGCGCTGA